AGTTGATATGGCAGGTGGAGCAACAGATGTTGACATCGCAGACGGAATCGCAAATATTCCAGACGAAATATTCAACCATTGGGTTTCCCCATATGCAGACACAGACAACCTAACTGCTCTTAAAGATGAACTAGATAGACGTTGGAATCCACTAGTTCAACTAGAAGGTCACGCATATTCGGTAGCTCGTGGTACAACAAGTGAGTTGGTAGCAGTTGGTGGGAACCACAATAGTAAGCACCTAACAATTGTTGATGCAGGATACGATACACCAAACTCATCTTATCGCTACTTGAGTGCAGAAGTGGCTCGCGTTGCTCCTAGCATCGAAATCGACCCTGCTCGCCCACTACAGACGCTTGAAATTAAAGGTGTGATTGCAGACAAGAAGGCAGACAGACGTAATTTCACAGAGCAAGGGACGCTATTAAATAGCGGTATTGCTACACATGCAGTTGATGGAGATGGTACGGTTAGAGTTCAGCGCCTTATCACTACTTATCAAACTAGCGATAGTGGAGTGCCAGACGTTTCTTATCTTGATGCAAACACTCCATATACTCTTTCGTTCTTACGTCAGACTCTATTGAATCGCATTAAGCTTAAGTATCCTCGTCACAAGCTCGCTGATAATGGAACTCGTATCCCTGTCGGACAAGCTATGGTTACTCCAAACACGGTTAGAGCTGAAATTGTTTCTCTAGCTTACGATTGGATTGATCTTGGACTTATCGAAAACATCGAGCAATTCCAAGAAGAGCTTGTTGTTGAACGTAATCTTACTGACCGCACTCGTATTGATGCAATTCTGCCACCAGATCTTGTTAATCAATTCCGTGTATTTGCGGCAAGTATTCAATTCATTCTTTAAAGGAGATAAATTATGGCACGTATAGCAGGTATTACCTATATTAATGTCGATGGAATCCCACTAGAACTTAAGGGTTCTATTAATGTAGCCCCAGGAAACACATCTCGCGAGACTATCGTTGGTCAAGATGGTGTCCACGGCTACAAAGAGATTCCTGTAGTTCCATTTGTCGAGTGTACTATCACTGATAGTGCAAACATCGATCTAAACGCAATTGAAAAACTAGCTAACGTAACCGTTACTGTTGAACTTGCGAATGGAAAGACAGCAGTAGTTAACCAAGCAGTTCAAGTGAACCAATTGGAAAACAACCCAGAAGAAGCAGAAGTAACAGTGCGCTTTGAAGGGACTAGTGGAGCATGGCTCAACTAAAATAGATTGAAACGATGGGTAAAGGCATCGTATAAAAACTTGAGAGTCACAAGCGGAATTATCCTTTACCTCAGAATTCTGCTTGTGGCTCTTTTTATAAACAAACGTCTAGTAAAGGAGACACAGAAAATGACAGAAGAAACTTTAGAAGAAATCGCAACAGCAAAATTTTACGACTACCCACTCAATTTCGGATTCGATTTTGGTGGAGTAGAAATCAACGAAGTCCGACTAAATCGCTTTAAGGGAAAACACTTGAAGAAACTCGACATAAACAACATGGATATGAACGAGTGCCTTAAGGCGATACAGATGTCGGCAGGGTGGACACCACCACAAACAGATGAATTGGATGCCTCGGATATTATGGGGATACAGGAGGTTATCTCCTGTTTTTTGAGTCCTTCCCAATAGAAGAAGACTATTGGGCGGTGAGAGGGGACTTGGCTAAATTCTTTAGGATGCAACCTTCTGAAATAGAAGATTTGACAGACTTAGAATTAGTAAAATGGTATGAACAAGCAGTTAGGATTGCTAAAGAGCAAGCCCCTAAAGAAAAATAGAATGGAGTTAGTATGGCAAATGACATGACAATCGCAATTGAGTTTAAAGCTTTCGACAAGTTCGGAAAGGTTACTCAAAAGTTGAATGCTCAATTGAAGCAAGTGGGCAAAACGTCTAAGAAGACAGCCACCTCAATGGATAAGATGAAGGCATCTGCCAAAAAACTCAATGCTAGTTTTAATCGACTAGCAATTGTCGGCTTTGGAGCGTTAACGCTCGGAATGCGAAAAGTGATAATGGTAGGTAGTGAGTTTGAGCAATCAATCGCTAACCTATCTGCCCTTACTGGGCTTGGGTCTGAACAAATGGACTATTTATCCACTAGCGCACTAGAGATGGGGAAAGCCTTTGGTATGAGTTCATCTGAGGTTGTTGATGGTATGACCAAGGTTGGTAGTAACATGCCTGTCCTTCTTAAACAAGAGAAGGCTCTTAAGGCTGTTACGGAAGCCTCGATCAAAATGGCTCGTATAAGTGGGATGACAGTTCCCGATGCGGCTACAGCCCTTACCTCATCAATGAACGCCATGGGTCTAGCATCAAAAGACTCTGCTAAAAATATTAGAGTAGCCAATGAAATGTTAGACTCTATGGCATCTTTAGCGAAGGCTGGGCCTTCTCCAATCAATGAGCAAGCTCTAGCAATGAGAGAATCTGCCGCAGTTGCAAGCAAAATGGGACTTAGCTTCCAAAATCTTGGTGGCATCATTCAGCTCGTTGCCGAGAAGAATGTTCGCGGAGCTAGAGCAGGTAGAATGCTTCGAAACATCATGCTTACTATCGACAAAGAGAGTGGTGGTAGAATAAAGAATTATAAAGACCTCACTGAGTGGATTGGAAATTACGGAAGTAAGATCAACAACACAAGTGACCTACTAAAACAATTTACGAAACGAGACATTGTAGCCACACTAGCCCTTTTAGAAAATAAAGGAGCTCTTGAGGAATATGCTGTAGCGTCCAAAAAAATTGGAATCGCCAACGAGCAACTGAATAAAGTTATGGCTACGGCAAACATGAGATGGGGAGCTTTTAAGGCAACCGTTCAATCATTTGCCATTAAGGTTTTCCAAAAGCATCTTCAAGAACCACTAAAGAGAGTCATAGATATGATGTCTCGATTTGTCGAGTGGCTAGACAAGGGATCAGTAGGGGCTAGGCTATTCATGTCGGCTCTTGTTGGGGTTGGGGCTGGATTAACTGCGATAGGTTTAGCATTTGTTGCAATAAAGATTGGAATATTCATAAAAGGGGTTTGGGTTCTAACTACTGCGTTTTTTGGGTTGGGGTCTAGCGTCACTCTAGCAACGGGTGGGTTATCTTTAATTATTCCAATTCTAGCTGGTGTTGCTACTTGGTTTGCATCAGCAGGAGATGAGGCTGATGATGCAGAGGGTAAAGTTTCCAAATTTTCCAAAGTAAAAAATAAAATGGAAGGGTTTAACAAAAGGATCAAGGAGCATAAGTCCTTTTGGGATTCGTTAGTAACATCTATAGATTTGGCTACAACTAGCGCAAAAGAGTATTCTAGAGTCGGGAATGAAGAGAAACAAGCTAGGGAATATATTGAAAAGGAAACTGGTGCAAAAGAAAAAGGTATTGTTGATTGGTCGGCATATTTTTTTGGGAATGCAATTGATAGTATCAGCTGGATTGGGACAAAAATCAAGAGGGGTGATTTTGCAATAACAGACAGCGGAAAAAATAAAGCTTACGATAACAAAGTAAAAACCACCGAAAGTAGCATGTTGGCCAGAGAGAGGCAGGCTTCATTAAGCCTTGCCGTCCCAAGGTTGATGAAACAAGCTATGGAAAATTATGAGAAGTATGGATCTTATGGAACAAAGACGATGAAGGATGGGGAAGTCCAACTAGTCGTAAACATAAATCAAGAAAATGGAAAAATCAAGAGTGTTACAACCGAAGGTGCTGTGAACACAGCGGTGAAAGAAAACCTAGCAGTCGGCTCAACATCGGTAGTAGGAGGCCTATAAAATGGGATTATTTGGATTTTTAGAAGATGTAGTTAAAGGCGATAAAGCCAAAGCCGATAGTAAAAAAATGGCAGATATTGACAACGCAAGGCGACAAAAATTAAAAGAAAGTTCGCTAGAGCTAAAAAACAAAACAATAACTAGAGATAAAAACAGAACAAACCCACATAAAGATAAGTCTTTGGGTTCATCTTCATTTAAAGGGGTTCAGTTTTTTGTTGATAGCATTGAGACGGAATTCGGAAGAAGAATCACAGTTCATCAATTCCCATACCAAGACATCCCATATTCGGAAGATGTCGGGAGACTACCAAGAACATTTGTAGTTAATGCTCATGTTGTGGATACTGTTGAGTTTGTAAAAAAGGATGTAACGCAATACCCAAAAAACAAAGGTGTAAAGAAGGTAGTTGAGGTTGGGGTTGGTAAGACTAGATTATACGAGATACAAAGAGATAAGCTAATAGAAGCGATAGAGACAAAGGGTAAAGGTAAGTTCATCCACCCAACAATGGGAGAGTACTTAGTCGTACCCCTTTCTTGCTCTGTGGTTTTTGATAACACACAAGGTAGTGTTGAGACATTTCGCATCACTTTCAAAGAAGCTGGAGAACTAAAGCCTCCAAAAGAAGATGCAGATACCAAAGGTGCAGTAAGAGATGCGGAACTCAAGACCTCCACTATCTCGATTGGAAACTTCATAGAGAATTATGAAACAAAACGAAACAAGCCCGATTGGTTTGATGCTCTATTGAGTGGAGACATAAATTCCCTATTTGATAAGATTCGAGGATCTATTGGGCTAGGGGAAAAAGACACAGAAGGCTTTGGTGAATATTTCGACAAACTAGATAAGGCACAAAAAGCCGTCAACACATTGGTTAATCTTCCAACTGAATTAGCAATCGCTTACCAAACACTCTTAAGCGAGGTGAACAACGTTTTTACAAACCCATTCACGAAGCTTGAAAATGCTTTTAGTTTATTCAATTTCAACACAAGCCAGCAATTAAATAGCGATAGTGCATTTTTGATTGGTGGCGGTACTCAAAAACCAGTGTTAGATCCTGGGACAGGAAAGATCGTTTATGTTGATGTAGTAAGGACAGAAAACGAACAAATCGCCCAAGGGTTGAGGGAAGTATTAGAGGATTACCAAAAAGAAATCCTATTGGTTAATTTGGCAGATTTGATTATCACTACCTCATATGAATCAACGGCACAAGCTATAGAGTATAAAGATAGAATAAATGATGCTTTCGATGAAATGATTTTAAATCGTGGGGATAGTGGAAAGACAGGAGCTAACGATGCTTATTTAGCATTAATGGATCTTAAGTCAAAGGTCAATTCTGATTTAGCATTGCGAATAGAAGATCTACCCAACGTAAGAGAAGTTGAGGTTAAATCAGTAAAGCCTGTTTTAACAATAGCATACAACGAATATGATGATTCCACAAGGTATCTAGAGATTGCTCTTAGAAATGGAATCGATCATAATTTAAGAACTCCAATCGGAGAAATAGAGGTAATAAAATAGAATGCATATAATCGTTAAGGTAAATGGAAGTAAAAAAGAATACAGTGGATGGAAGAGTGTTGATATTTCCAAAAGTGTAGAGAACATTTGTGGAACATTTTCCTTGACGGTGATTAATTCATGGGCAGACGAAAACGAGATCCCACGAATAAAAGCAGGAGACCTCGTTGAAATCTATGTATCAACAGATGACAAAAAAGCCCAACATATAATTATGACTGGGTATGTTGACATAGAAACCCCTGGCTTTAACAACAATGGTTCATTTTTAAACATTTCTGGCAGGGACGTTACTTGTGACTTGGTTGATTGTTCTGTTTCAGTTCCATTATATAGTGGAGAAGTGGCATCGTTCAACAGAAAAAAAGTAACCCCAATTGAGTTAATTGCAGAATTAATAGATCCATTCATGTATGACCCCTCTACAAAGAAAGGTAAGGTAGGTCTAGCATATAGTGAAGATGTATCAAAATTAAAACCATATGAAGAACATAAGATTGGAATAGACTCTAAGATTGGAGACGAGATTAAAAAGATCTCAAATCGTTTTGGATTCTTGGCATACACCGATGAAAGTGGCAATCTAGTTTTGACTACTCAAACTAGGTTGGATTCTAGGGTTGTTTTGGAAGAAGGGGTTAACTTAATTTCTGCAAGTAAATCTTACGATATGTCAAGAGATTATAGCCAAATCGAGATATTTTCTCAAATGGGGGATAGCGGAAGTAAAGAAGACACTGGGAAAAAGAATACAGACTCGGTTGATTATGATAAGAATTTCCCTAGATATAGACCTCTAAATGTTATTCATACGACAGATACAGATACAGCATCAACCCAAAATAAGGCGAAGTGGATTAAGAAGTCAATAACATCATCCTCAACAGAGATTAATGTTGATGTTTTTGGGTGGACTAGTACCTCGGGAGAACCTTATCAAGTAAACACTGCAATAACATGTAAGATCCCATCTATAGGTGTCGATTTGAGCTATAGCTTTATGATAAAAGAGTTGAGTTTAAAGATGTCAGAGAGTGGTCAAATTACTAGTATGGTTTTGGTGGATAAGGATGTGTACAATCCTAAAGGCAATGTAGTCAAAGAAGATGAAGCAAAAAAGACAGGTTCATATGCGGTAACAGTAGCAAACGAGGCGCATGATAGGAACTTAAACGCGAAGGCCAATCAATGAGAGATGAAATAAGGCGCATTAGGAGCAATGTGAACAACGTTGCTCTACGAGGTAGACTCACACTCGTAGATAACAAGAAGTCGATTCAGATACAGCAGAATGAGCTATTTAAGGGACAAACAATTAGTGACATACCTGCACCACAGCAATATGGCTTTGAATCAGCCCCGATTATCGGAGCAGATACTATTAACCTCAATAGGGGTGGATCATTAGAGAGTGGGTGGGTCGTTATGACCTATGACGGAAGATACAAGCCACTCGATCTCAATCACGGTGATACGATAATGTACACCAAAAGAGATGTCGAGAAAGTTCATCGGATTAAATTCGATGCAGAGAGTGGCGAGATATTAGTAGAGACAGACACTACTGTAAAAGTAGTTTGCAAAGATGCAAATATTCAAGTTGCAAATGATGCAACAATCTCTGTTGCAAATGATCTAACGGTTTCGGCTAAAAACGCAGAAGTGAACGTAAGTGAAACTGCATCAATAGATTGCCCAAATTCAACTTGGAACGGAAACTTAACACAGTTTGGAAACTTTAGTACAAGCACAGGAGCAACAGGGACAGCGAGCCCAACAAGTACGATAAGTGTTATTAATGGAATAGTAACTAACATAAATTAAAAAAAGGTAAAGGAAAATGGCAGAGGTAAATACAGAGTTTTTTGAGAACAAGAGGAAGCAGGTTGAGTCGCTAGTGAATTGTGAGGATTTAGAATTGATGGGTATTGATATTCAAGATATTTTTACCGACTTATTTGCGAGCATTGAGGCGCAAATTCAACCGCTAATCCCAGTTATCGAGCTTCCATCATTTGACCCAACAGAGATATTAGATTGGATTCAAGGGGTGATCGACGTGTTTAAAAAACCATATGATGATTTGATTGCTATGCAAGCCCTATATTTATTGGAGCTACAAAAACTATTAGCATCATTGGCACTAAAGAATTCAGAGTTAGAGTGTGATATTCAACCACCAACACCACCAAATATGCCCGATGCTCCAGAAGCACCGAGTATACCTACACCATAAAATAAAGGAAAAGCAATGGCAGATTTTACATTGGCGGATAGAGGTCATTTTCTAGATATTGATATCACGGAAGATGGTCATGTAATTAGTGACGGACCAGATATCGAAACTGCCGTTGCTATCTCCATCTTCACTGATCGAAGAGCGAACGATGGGGATGAAGTAGAAGGTAGTAACAAAAGAGGTTGGTGGGCTGACTCCTATAGAGATACAAAGATAGGGAGTAGGCTTTGGCTTCTAGGAAGAAGAAAGGCCACAGCTCAAACACTTAAAGAAGCCAAAGAAATGGTGGAAGAGTGTTTAGAATGGGTTGTTACGGACGGAGTTGGGGAAGAAGTAATTGTAGAAAATGAATGGGCGAGTACAGACCCAAACAGAATGAACATGTTGGTACAGATAGTTAAACCCGACGAATCTGTTCTCACTTTTAAATTTAATTATGCTTGGGATTTTAGCTAAAAAGGAGCAAAGATGGCGTACACGAAACCAACACTATCAGAATTGATAGCTCAAGTAGAGAACACGATTAATGTCTCTCTAGGAACAACAGAAGCAAGCCTACAGTTTAGTTATCTGAATAGTATCGGAGATGCGACCGCAGGAGCGTTAAATGGTATTTATAGCTACCAAGATTATATAGCGAAAAACGCTTTCCCCGACACGGCCGATAGTGAGAATCTATCTCGATGGGCAGGAATTTGGGGAGTACCAAGAGATCCTGCTACCAAATCGACAGGTAGTATCAAAGCTACAGGAGTTCTAAATGCATTCATCCCGAAGGGAACGGAATTAAAACGGAGTGATGATGTTCGTTATCTGACAACAGAAGATGCAACCATGCCTGTTGAAAATGAAATCTCCATCGCTGTCGAATCTGTTAAGACAGGGGCAGACACAGATGTTGAAATCAATGCAGTTGAAGGAATAGAATTAACGTTCATCTCTCCACCCACAGGAGTAGCTTCTACTACAGTTGTAGAAGAGGAGGGAATTGATGGTGGCGACCCCGAAGAAAGTGATGAATCCCTATTGGCTAAATTGTTAGATAGAATTCAGACACCCCCACATGGCGGAAACTCTGATGACTATATCACATGGGCTACAGAAGTGGAAGACGTAACTAGAGCTTGGGAATTCAACTACCCCGATACTGAATTGGGAGCTGTTAGAGTTTTATTTATGACAGACAATGCAACAGTTGATGGATTCCCAGAGCAAGAAAAAATAGATGAAGCGGAAGCGTACATAAACACCGTTCGCCCCGTTACAGTAAAACAATTCACAGCAGATGCTCCAATCAAAAAGTTGCAAGACATGACTCTACAAGTTGTCCCTGCAACGCTAGATGTGCAAGAGAGCGTAAAGAAACAACTTCAATCTCTATTTTTGAGAGATGCATCCCCTGGGTCTACAATACGACTCTCAAATGTCAGTGAAGCTATAAGCTTGGCGACAGGAGAGGAATACCACTACATCCTATCTCCAACCGAGGACATGATAGCGGATAAATTTGAGCTTCTAACACTAGGCGATATAACTTTCGTATAAATGGAGGCTTTGAAAAAATGTTGATTAAAAAAGTAGAATGGGATGGAGAGATAAAAAACCTCCTCCCAACAGGAATAGCATGGAACTACGATGAAGGTTCCAACACCGACCTGCTCATCAAAGCTTTAGAAAGTGAACTAGAGAGAAGTGAGCACGCAGGTGTGGATATGTTTTATAACATTCTCCCCAATAGTACAACATCTTTGTTGGAGGATTGGGAGAGAGTCTGTGGACTTCCAAACGACTGTACTCAATTTGTTGAATTCAACGCAGATGAGAGAAGGGAGAATGTAGTAGCCAAACTGAACGAAACGGGTGGGCAGAGTAGAGCTTATTATCTGAACATAGCGGAGAAATTGGGTTACGAAGATGCAGAGATTGTTGAGTATGACCCAATGAGAGTTGGTGATCCTATAACAGATGCAATCCATGATGAGGATTGGCTGTTTGTGTGGGATGTTGTAAACACAGGGATTAAAATCATTGAAGCAAAAGTCGGAGCATCAACAGTAGGCGATCCACTTAGGCGATGGGGTAATGAGGCACTAGAGTGCGCAATTACTAGAACCGCCCCTGCTCACACATTGGTTAGGTTTATATACTTAGAGGAAGTGATACACGCAATTACCCTTGAAAGTGGAGAGGAGTTCTTATTAGAAGAAGGGGATGACCTAATAGCTGAATAGTAGTACAAGTAATACATGAGAGGATAGAGATTTTTCTCTATCCTCTCATTTTGTTTAAATTAATTGATAAATCAAAACATGGAGATTTACGAAAATGTATAGAATTGACAACGAAACAGCCGTAGCTGTAAAGCCTACAAAGGAAGAGGCAGGAGATCAAGGCTACTGGTCAAAAGGAGATCCTACACAAGGAATCCCTGCTACGATTATGGATCAAGATTGGCTCAACATGGTTCAAGACGAACTAAAGAATGCCATAGAAGCAGGTGGATTGACACCCAGTAAGGCTGACGATAGCCAATTGTCTCAAGCCATCCAAGCGTTGATTTTAGCGAGTGGAGGGGGGAGCTCAATCGGGGAAGACTTCTATCAACCTGCGCATGGATTAGCAAAGCTAAACGCAGTATATCACAACGGTTCAGTTTGGGTAAAGGGACAAGCAGATGTTGAGGCTACATCTATTATAGAAGGTGTTGTTGACGAAGTGATTGATGTAGATAATATCAAAATTAAATACGGAGGTATTGTCGAGTGGGATGATGTTGGTACGCCAGATTTCACAGTAGGAAATCGTGTTTATTTATCAAATACTACAGCAGGCGGACTAGTGGACACCAAGCCAACTTATGCTATCGGTGAAGTTGATAAATTGGCTGGATATGCACTTCCAACAGGACTATTAGTTGCGATTGATAAGGGTGATGTTGTTGGAGAAATGGGCAAAGCCGAGGTTGGTAAAACAGCTGATTATACAATACTCCCTGCCGATACTGATAAATTATTTTATGTTGAAGACACAGTGGACACAATTCTAGTATTCGATTTCGACCCTACGTTCCCAAACAATAGGTCGGTTTACCTCTACTGCGATAGTGCACTTACCACAACAGACGATCAAACTGTTCACCTAAACGTACAAACGAGCGTTGGTAATTACACCAAGCTGTTCAAAGGTGATGGCGTTTATAAAGTAACGAAATCTGCTTTGACAGGAACATATTTATTCGCGAGGGCTTAGGGGATGGAGAATCCAGAACATAAAATGATATTTGAATTTGAAGGTACGAGGAATCTGAACATAGATCCAGTCATCGTACCTAACTTGAATGGTGATAAATACGATTATTTTGTCGATGGGGTTCACTATTCCTCAATAAACACTTCATTCAGATTAAAGCTCAATGGGTCAACGGGAACGGACTATAGACAATATTCTATGATAGGTTATGGGGTGAACCCATTTAGCTCTGTAGCTGACAACGCGGCTACTTCTACTCTTTGTGCGCTGATGGATGTGAGTAGTTCAGAGGTAGGTGTTTTTAGAGCTCTTATTTCGGGTGACTCTTCGGACGAAAGGTATATTGATTCCCTTTACGGAGGGTCTTCAGCGGCTTTCTCGGGGGTAACTGAAGTGAATAAAGGATCTCAGTATTATAAAGATAGTGTTGTTCCAATACAGAGTATGTTATTCCAAACTACAACTAGTGCAGACTCCGACCTAACCCTCCGCATCTACCAAATCCCAAAAACGGTAAACCTCGAAAACTACGAGCTGATTAGTGAGTACGATTCAAGCGGTTTGGTTGGCGGTAACATGGTGTTCAGTGGGTTGAACGGAGATCAAGACGAAGAGTATCTGTTGGTAGGTACAGGGATAGGATCTCCTCGTCAAGTTGCAATAAATGGAGATTTCACCACGCTTAGAACCGTCCAAAGGCTTTTAAATTCTAATGGAACTATTGCATCCGCAAACAACCAACTAGCACTAGATGGGTATCTAAACGAAGGGGCTATGCGAATATTTGCAAAGTCTGGACAAGAAAGGTTAACGTTAACAAGCATGGGGCACATTGCTCAATACCAACAACAAGAAAACGCAGGTTGGTATGGAGACGAAATCTCTAACGTAGAATCCATAGTTGTTGCGTCAGCACTAAATATCGAATGCAAAGTATCGCTGTACAGACGCCACTCAAACAAAACAATCGACCCAGTACCAATGGTGACAGTAGCTGAAATCATTGTGGATAATGAAGATATATCAGCAGGGTATACGATTAGTGGAATTAATGGCGACTCGATTGATGGAACGATAAAGGTAGAGATGGATGGTGATGGAGCTAATGGTGGTGTATTCACAGTCGTAATAAATAATAATTCTAGTTCTGTTTATGAAAGGCAAAACCTAGATGCGACATCAAGTATCGTGAGCGCAACACCCTCAACTAGAAGTAACCTTATATTTGGTGTAGATAATAATACGACATCGGTAGCGACTATGTATATCTACCCAAAATCTGGGCAAGATAGGCCAGTATTAAGTACGATATGGAGTTCATATAACCAACTACAATTCAACTATCAAGTTTATGGAGAAGAAGTTACTGAAATATCTGAACTACTAGTTAGTGCAGGGAGCTCAAATCCATTCACAGGCAGAATCAGAATCAGCGTACCAAAAATATCACAAGCAACCTGTGGCGAGTTCACGGTGACTAAAAATTAATAGACAAATACTTAAAGAGGAATATAGAAAATGACAACTACACTAACGTATTTAGTAAACGAAGATTGCACGATCAAGCGAATATTGCCTTGCCCGTGTCAGAACGAAAATCAGCAAAGCGTACTGAACAAATGGGTGGGCACAACTATCGACAAAGAGTTCGATGTGGAAGCTATTCAAGATGTCCAATTCCCTTACAACAAAAAAGAATACATCTTAGAAGATGCAAACTCAATCATCCCAAACGCTGAAAAGATCGCAGAGAAAGAAGCTAAAGATGAACAAGCTCGCAAAGACTCAATCACAAACGGAGCATTCACTCAACAGAATGCAATCTGTGACGAGAACATGAGGCTATTCTTCTTCCCACTATTCACAAATCCACTGCTTGATTGGACAGCACTACCAAAACTAAGCTGTTACAAGGTTTTCATGGAAGAGCTTTGGGCAGAGCGAGACGTTCGTAAAGCAGGAACATCTACAGATTCAAACTTCGAAACAATCGTCCCAACTACCGAATACTCGTTTAACGAACTAATGACAGAGCTTCAGTCAATCTAATCATATTAAAGAAAGGGGCATCCGATGGAAGAGTTAGTTTCAGAGCTAACCTCCCAACAAGGAGTATTTGCAGGGTTATTCGTAACCCTACTAGTCTTCTTTGGGAAATATGTCAAAACCCACAACAAAGAGATCCTTAAGATCAACAACGGTTTGGGTAAGAGACTAAATGAAGTAGAGAAGTACGTTAAAGACACCCTAGTTGAAATATTAGTTGAAACTAGAGCAGTGTTGACACACTCCACTAAGATCAATGAGATGGCTCTAAGAGAGCTTCAAAAGCGACAGGGAGAAAAGGGTATGACAGATACCCAAGAGCTCAACAAAATTGAGTTGAGGAAACTTGTCGAAGAATGTATGGAAGATAACAAAAAATAGAGAATAATTGTAGAGCGCACTCATGCAGTGCGTTTTATCAACTATTTAGGAGAATTAAGAAATGGCCACACCAAGCGCACCAACTAATTTAGTGGAGAATAACGTAAATAATACAGTTTCCTTTACAATGAACCCACTATATACGATCTACCAGCACGAATACAGCCTTAATGCAGGTGGTGTTTTTACCGCCTGTACAAGCACTTTAGTCTCAATACCGCAAACATTCCACAACCTTGATGATATTCAAATCAGAGTAAAAGCAATAGGTGTAGATACTGCAAGCGTTACTTTAAATAATAAACTCGGTTATCTTTCTCCCCTGATACCAAAACTACCAGTAGCATTACAATACGACATAATTATTGTTCAAGGACAGTCGAATGCAGAGGGCGTAACCAATAATGTTAATAACTTAACTGCTGATGGTATATCGTGGGAAAACGAAGAGGCCAAAGATTGGCAAACAGAGGGAAATGCTAACTTTAAGGGGTCTATGATTCCAGCATTTATGAATCGCCACTTTGAATTAACGGGTAGAAAATGTATCGTAGTATTTACATCTAAAGGGGGTACGGCTCTACAATACATTCCAGAAAGTGACGTTAATGGCAACTGGTCAGAGAGTGGAGGTACGCTTAGATATGATTCAGCAAAAGAGGCTCTTCCATGTATTGAATCTTTCAATCAGAATACAGCATACAACGTAAATAATATTATAGTCCTCTTTGATCAAGGAGAGAATGACGCAGGTAGTATTGCACTAGGGTACACATCAACACCAGAAAACTATCTAGTTGAATTTAAGTCATTAGCGCAATATAATAGTGATGCTTTTGGGATGAGTCAACTATATGTATCTTTGCTCGGTTCTCTTGTTGATTACGATGACGAGACAGAGATGACCGCTATTAGAGAGGAAGGACAGAGGCAAGCTTCAATAGAGTCAAGCTTAATTACCGTAGGTTACGAAGATGCAACCTTGTTCCCTTCCAGGGGTTGGATGCACGATGGAGTTCACCACGAACGTCAAGGTCAAGACAGTAAAGGTACATGTATGGCTGAAGTGTTTGACGGAGCTGATGCAGAACCAAATATAGATGTTCCAACAACTGAGTTTTTAGATACAAGTCAATATATAACATACCTACAGCTCGATGAAGATTTTAAGAACAGTGTTATTGGTGCAGATGAGTATACTTTAGAAGGTGGAGCGTCATTATCGCCTTCAGCCTCAAGGTTTGTGTATGGCGAAGGGCTACAAATACTTGGTGACGGTGGGTTTCTAAAGATAGCACAAAGCCCTATTAAGCACGACAGTTATACAATAGCTTGTCGAGTAAAAATACCATCTAGGTTTGACAATGGAAATAATTGCTTGCTTGGTGACATGTCAAACTTACCAGGAAATATAGTTTCTGGGTGTGCATTGGCAGGGTTTAACGGGGCATTACTCACATTTTGGGTTAACAACCAAGGCATTCAATGGGCTGGTGCTGATTCAGATTTAATTATAGATAATGATTGGCATGATGTAGTTGTATCTGTTGATTTTACATTGCTAGTACCAAAGGCAACTTTGTCATTGGATGGCGTGTCGTATGGAGCTGAGGATATAACCACAAGTCCATATGTATCAGATTGGGCTCCTCCTACACAGGAGTTTACAATTGGTTGTTGTAATGCAATGGGAGCTAATTCAAGCGGTCAATTCGCAGATGCTACCAATGCCTTTGACATAGATGATGTTAGAATTGATAATGTAGTGTGGACACAAAGCGAAGTTGAACTTTATACATCTTCAGCGGGTATTTACGACTTAGTAAATACACCAGTCACTCCTGATGCACCCGTAATCACCGAAGGTGGGGAGAACAGCGATACCAACACAATAACGCTGACACCTACAGCAGGTCTTGAAGTTAGCTTAAAAGGTGGGGATTATTCTGATACAGTCTCGCCATATACGGTTACTTATGAAACATATCCAAGATATGAGATTGGTGAAATTGAATTTCGAGTTAAGGCGGTCGGTGTTAATCCTGCATCTGACACAACGGCTAATACAATTGCTTTTACAGAATGCGACCAAGTTGATTATACAGATATTGTATATTGCTCAAACGACTTAAACGGAGTGGATCTCACTCCAATTACAGTTAGGCTTTGGAGCAAAATAGTTCAATACAAAACAAACGTTGTTATTAAAGCTGAAGACTTGACATTTACTCCCGATAGCTTAACAGGGAAAACTATCATGTCACTACCCGATACAGAAGATATGATTGGCGAACACGAATATCGCTTTGATTTCGGAAACAACTCGTGGTATTTTGCACAAGTTCCAAAATCAGATGAACAAGTGTCGTTTTGGGATTTAGAGCCAAGTACAGATGAAAATGATTGTTCTGAAGAGTCGGAAGTTTGGGATCTATCAGTAAAGCAAAATATTGATTGTGATTTTGAAGCCACTTTTAAAGATGAATTTTCTAGGGCTATAGATTTGACAGGGGCAACTATAATTTGGGAAGTTAAAGACAACTACTCAGACGAAGTAGCTACAATTACAGCGCGAAGCGATGAAGCTACAGGCTCATATATAGAACTATACGATCAAGAATTGAAAAAGGGTGAGTACAGGCTTCATATCGACAAGGAAGATACACTTCTTGTTTTGAGTCGAAAGGCATATACTCATGGCTGTTATATAATTGACTCAAATGGAAATAATATATTCCAATGGGAAGGTAGTTTTAAAGTTGAACAAACAACTCCGAGGTAGGCATGTCAATAATAATTAAAAAAGCAACATCAACCGTTAGGGTTAAAAACAAAGATGGGACAGGAGTTCCAAAAGTTGAAGTAAGAGCATTTGGAGTTCAAGGGGTTCGTGGGATTGCTGGGCAAGGCGGAGATCGAGCCCAAACTAGTTACTATTTATTTGAAAGAGCTGGGGAAATGGAAAAAGATGACAATCTATTCCCAACCTTGATAGTTAAAGGCGATTACGAGGGTGTTACTAACGCAACAAGAGTTATTAACAGAAATGTTGATAATAATCTTATAGTTGATTCAGTTGTTGATACCTACGACTTTGACGACTCTCGTTTTGTGTGGACGACTCCATATTTAGGCGGTACTGACCTACTTGCAAATAGACCTAGTACCCCAAGTGTTGTAGTAACTTAAGGTGATTTTATGATTGGAGAAAGAAAATATTTACTAGAGTGGGACGATGAGGCCATAGAAAGGGCTATTAGTGGCAACCAACAGGATAGGAGTTGTAAATGATTGGACGTAAAATAACAGCGACAGCAGGTTCTACAACCCCTGTCGCGTCACAAATTATAAACTTAGGTATTTCCGATGCACAATATGTCGGTGGAGCAACAAATGTTGCGCTTGATTTCAATGTGTCAAAAATTAAAACCGACGGGTTTACGCACAGCACAACAGTTGAACCGCATAAGATTTTTGTAACCCAAACAGGTCGATATAAGATCGGTGGGTATATCGCGGCGACTGGAACCACGTCGAGCTACCGTTATACCGCAGAGACCGCGATCAGTATTAACGGAGGTACAGTTCGCGACGGTGTTGTGGACGGGTATATCCGAGTCAGTGACGGGGCGAATTTTTGTTCGTGTGCGTTTTATGATATTGTCGACCTTACCGCAGGCGACTACATAACAGTTCATATAAAAGCGGCCGGTGGAAAACCTGCTGGTAATGCTAACACCTTGCCCGACAAGAGTGTTTTTACGATGGAAAAATTAGAGGTTATTCAAGGAGATACAGGAAGCGGAGGATACACCCCACCAAGCTCAACTAATGCAGTTGTAGACACAGATGTGCTAACAGCTACAACAGTGACAAACACGTTTGCAGGCTCAATAAATGGAACTGTTAAAATTGCAGACGCACCAGCTCACGGGACTAAGTATTGGCTTTATGTAAGCGGTACGGCAACAGTAGAAGTTAC